ATTATGGTGGTGCTAGTCCATATCAAATTATAAGAAAAGCAGATGGCTCATTAATATACTTTACATCTGTTTATTCTGGATCTGAGTATAGATTATTTGCTGGAGCTTATGGATATTTCTTAGATGATGAAATATATTATGACTCAAATGGCTCTTTATCTGCTTCTTCTCAATTAATTAGTGATGTAGGATATAGAGATTGGACCACAATAAATAGTGGCAGTTTATCTGCTTCCTCTAGTTTAGTATCAACATTAGAATATCAAAAAACAGTATCTGGTTCTTTATCCTCCTCTTCTACTTCTACATATAATAGAGACTACTCTATAGTTGCTAGTGGATCACTATCTACTTCATCTTCTTCTACTACAAACAAGGGATATGTATACGAATCTAATGGCTCTTTAACTCTCTCTTCTGAATCTGTTAATTCATATATCTCTACTGATCTAGATTCGGTCTCTAATGGATCTATATCTGCTTCTTCTACTTCCTCTTACTTCAGATTCAGCAACAAAGACTATATCTCTAATGGCTCTTTAACCACTTCTTCTATCTCAGATATTGAATTAGAATTAGACTTCAGTAGTTATGGATTATTAACTATAAGTTCAGATATAGATACAAGCATTGATTTAGAGTTTGATTCGAGTGGTGCTCTAACCGCATCTTCTGATATCACTTCAAACTATGGTCCAGTAATTCCATATGAGTCAAGTGGATCATTAGCGCTATCATCTACATCTATATATACTTTGGATATTGAATCTACTTCTACTGGTTCATTAACAACTGATTCTGTATCGGTTAACAACTATACTCGTGAATGGGATTATGTAGCAACAAGCAGCTTATCTACAACCTCAGAATCTATATATAATTTCTTGAGAGAATGGAGTTATTCTTCTTCTGGTGCTATTGTATCCGGATCAACTTCTTCTTACAATTATATAGACTTTGCAAATTATCAGTATACTAGTGTTGCTAATATATCTGCTACTTCAGATGCAGTGTATGATTTCATAACATCCCGGGATTATTCATCTAATGGAAGCTTATTAGATTCAGGTGCGGCAGAATCTCTATATGATAGAATATATAATCTATCAAGTAGAGGAGATATATATGCTTCTTCTACTTCTTCTTATTATAGACATATCATTAAATCAACATGGGATTATACTAGTGAAGGACAATTAATATTAAGCTCAAGTAGTATAGACAATGTTGAAAAATTACAGACAGTGTTCTGCATAGTTCCTATCACTGGTGAAAGAGAGCTTAATTGCAAGATCACTACTTCAAGAACTACAAACTTAAATATGATGAAATACCAATATCAAGGAGATCAATAACATGGCAGCAAATATATATGTAGGACAAACAGCAATAGAGCTTATATTCAATACCTCAACCTCACTAGCAGCAACTAAAGAGATAGTACTTCATGCTAAGAGCCCTACTGGAATACTTAAAACATTCGATGTAGAGGTAGTGGATGCTGCTAATGGCATCGTACGATATGTAGTAGAATCAGAAGATGACTTCGATGAGGCTGGAATGTGGATATTCTGGGTTTCAGTTATCTATGACAATGATAAAACTAATGTTTCCGAGCCAGCTAAGATTATGTTTAATGAGGTTAGTAAATGAGTCAAGCCGATATAGCTAGACATAATATAGTAATTCCAAAGAAGATTCCAGAGGTGCAATTCATACTGGAATTATATGGAGAGAAGTTTTCACAACTACCAATGACTCAACAAATGTTTTTTGCAGAGTTTCTTAGAACTGGTAATATAACTGGATCATGGAAATCAACTCATGCTTGTAAATCAAAAACATTAGCATACAACTTGGGTAGAAAAGTATTAGAGAGACTTGGATTCAATATGATTTCTTATTTAGAGGCGGTTGGTCACAATGATGATAGATTAGCACTAGCTCTTGATAGACTGTTTGAAAAAGATCCAGATAAATATCTAAATCATATAGAGAAACTAAGAAGATTAGTAGATACTTCTATTAAATTGGATGCTACTATAACACCAATAATCAATATAATAACCGAGAAGCCAGTTGATAGAACGGAAAAGCCAAGTGCCGGCAGTTGATTTTTATATCACTCAATCTCTATTAGATGCTTGGACTAGTCAAAAGAGATTTGTTGTTGCTTATGGTGGAAGAGGATCAGGTAAATCTATGGGAGCAGCTGCACTATGCACAATTCATGCTCTACAAAATCCTGGTCATAGAATATTATGTATAAGAGGAGTTCAAAACAAGATTTCTGAATCCTCTCTACAGGCTATTAAAGACGTAATTAGTATGATGAACTTAGATAGTTATTTTACTATGACAGAAAATACTTTGAAATGCACCAATGGATCTGAGTTTCTGTTTTATGGTGCAAAGAATTATCAAAGCTTTAAATCTCTACAGAGTATTAATTTATGTTGGACGGATGAATCTACGGAATTATCTAAAGATGCATGGGAAACTTTGATACCCACTATAAGAGAGCCAGGAAGTAGATTCATAATTACATTCAATCCAGAGAAAGAAACAGATTGGTGTTGGATTAATTTTGTATTATCTACTTACCCAAACTCTATAGTAACTAAAATAAACTATTTAGACAATGATTACTTTCCTGATGTATTACGGGAACAAATGGAGTGGGACAGATCTACTAATACAGCTAAATATGAGCATATCTGGGAGGGAGGGCTTAATATCACCCCAGTTGGTGCTTTATGGACAGCTGATATGATACAGTTGGGAGAAGCTCCTGAATATGACAAGATAATAATAGCAGTGGATCCCAGCACAACAAGTAAATCTACTTCTGATGCTTGTGGAATTGTGGCAGTAGGAAAAGCTGGATCAGATTATTATGTATTAGAAGATGCTACTTCAATTGCTAGTCCATTACAGTGGGCATCTAAAGCTATAGCACTATATAATTACTATCAAGCTAATTATATAGTATATGAGTCCAATCAAGGTGGTGATATGACGAAAACCATAATACAAGGATTGGATCCAACTATTCCTGTTAAATCAGTTTGGGCTAGCAGAGGAAAGCTCATAAGAGCAGAACCGATCGTTGCACTCTATGAACAGAAGAAGGTCTTTCATGTCAAGAGATTCAAAGATTTGGAGTATGAAATGTGCTTTTATGTAGAAGGATCTAAGAGTCCTAATAGATTAGATGCTATGGTGTGGGGATTGAGTTCATTAGCTATAGAGAAAAAGATTTCATCCGCAAAAAATATGCAGTTTCGTTTCTAGAAGGAGATACTATGTCATCAATCATATTGAATATAGAGAATGTGTATAAGCCAAGAGCTGATCACTTAAGAAAACTATGGGGATACTACAATTCAGATCCCAACTATGTTCCTGTATATACAAGAGCACCAATCTCTATTCTAAAGGAACAAACTGAGACTAGAGTTCACTCCGACTTCTTTGCTGATATAATTGATATGAAAGTAGGATATATGGGATCAGAAATAGACTTCATATCTCCCTTACCTGATATCAATGTCATGATTGATGAATTAGAATCCATTAATAATCTAACTGTTCTTAATTCTGAATCTATTAGATTATCAGCAGCTACAGGCATCAGTCATAGATTAGTTTATATTCAAGCTAATCAAATCTATATGAGAAACATAGAACCATGGAGCGTTGTATATGAATACACTTCCGATATCTTCAAACCAACAAAGGCCTATTGGTATTATTCAACTTCAACAATTGAGGGAAAGGAAACAAAGTACTGCAATGTCTATGATGACAAATCAGTGTCTTACTATGTGTATTCTGTTAACGACTACATTCCATCGAATCAGGCCCAAGATGGCTCCAATCAAGAACCACATCTCTTCTCAATTATTCCAATAGTGCCAGTGTTAAATAATGGATTACAAAAAGGTAACTGTGATAAAACAATTGAAATGATGGACAGTTATGATTATATAATGTCTGATTGGGCTAGTGAAATAAGACAATCTAGACTTACATATCTAAAAATCTGGGGTGAATTGAATACAACTTTTACAAACTCCATGGGTGAAGAAGAGCAAGTCTCTGTTCCTGATTGGCTTACTAAGTTTGGAACAATGTTGTTTGGAATGGATGATCAAGGAAATAAATATGGTGATGCACAGTTCTTAGAGAAGAAACAAGATTCTACTTCTATAGAATCTCTACTTGATAGATATAGAGAGCACATCTTTGATCAAAGTCATTCATTAGATATAAAGGCTCTTACCTCGGCTTCAAGTGCTAGAGTGTTTACTGTAAAAGCAGCTATGCTAAAGATGGAATCAGATGCTTCAACCACTGAGGTTTATTTCAGAAGAAGTATGAAGATTATGTTCCAGTTAATCAATCAATACAGAGCTATAGCAGGTCTAAGTCAATTTGATCCTGAAGTGGATATCAAAACAATCATGCAAAGAGTGTTCCCAGTTGATGTTGATACATCTGCTAAAGCACTACAGATTCTGTTGCAAGTATTACCAACTAAGAAAGCATATGAAATATCAGATTTAGTTGAACCAATAGAGGTAGAAGAACTGGCTCTTGATTATGACAAGAAACAAATGTTGCTCCCAACTGGACCAGATCTATCTACTCAATTAGAAGAGGTAGATGCTACAGCTGATCCAATAGAGGAGTAAGTGTGTATCGATTCGGAATAGAAACTAAATTAAAAGCTCTATTTGTAGTCATTTATAAATTAATAGGTAAGAAGACTCCTCTACCTATCATAGAAAAAATGATACAGGTACAAACCGAGCAAATCTATCAAGGATTCTTTGAAAAGAATCTTATATCTAATCTTGGATATGTAGAGAAAGAGGTTAACAGACTTAGTAATATATATAAGATTCCTTACAAATTTAATAAGGATGTTTTTCTTAATATCAAGGGAACCAGTTTATTAAGTAGCAATTCAACATGGACAACTGGATATACACAACAGCAGATTAATCGACTTAAGAAAGTTGTAGCTCAAAGTTTATATAACATGACTCCTGAAGCAGATGTAAAAGAAAGACTCATGACTGAGTTTGGATATTCATCTAGGAAAGCAGGATTGATTGCAAGAAGAGAAGTGCTTACAACTAGAAACTCAGCTGTTGATATGATTTGGGAAGAAGACAATAAAGAAATATATGATAAAGTTTGGGTGACAATGGGAGATGATATAGTTAGAGATAGTCATATTGCTATGAATGGCAAGATTGCAGATCCAGTGACTGGGTTATTCCAGACTACATGGGGAGAACAATTAAGTTATCCTGGAAGTGGATATGATGCTAAAAACAATATCAATTGCAGATGTCACATTGAACTGAGAAAGAGAGAAAAAGCATAGTTAAAATGCACATAGTGCAAGATAATAGTACATATACTACACAGGACATGTGACTGGAGTAGGCAAGGAGATCATGATGAATATCGAAGAAGTGAAAGCATTTTTAGAGGAGAACAAAGATTCAGAAGAAGTAAAGGCACTTTTCAAAACAGCACCTCTATCACTAGAGGAGTATCTCAGACTACCTGAAGGACAGAAAGTTTTTGATTCAAAAGTCAGTCAATCTATAGCTACCTATCGTGACAAAACTTTACCTGGACTTGTAGAAGCAGAGAAAAAGAAGCTACAAGATTCTATGAATCCTTCTCTCACACCAGAAATGAAGGAGATACAAGAGCTTAGAAAAATGCTCGAAGACAAGAATAAATCGGAACAAAGAGCCAATTGGAAATCCAAAGTAATTAAAATACTTAGTGAAAAAGGATTGCCTGCAGAGCTAGCCGATTTTAGTTTGTCTGACTCTGAAGAAGAAACCGATGCTAAACTAGCTACACTTCTAGAAACAACGTCCAAGTATGGACAAAGAATTCGTGAAGAAGTATTAAGTGGGCATAAAACAAATGTTCCACAACCTAGTGCTGCTGATAATCTAAGAAAAGACTCTACAGGAGAACCACCAGCTGGTGCTTCAAAAGAGCAGTTAAAAGATTATTACAGAGCACAGGCAACTAAATAACTAAGGAGATTATATTATGGCAGTTACTAAGTTTCAATCAGAAAAATGGTCAGCACTTGTTGAGCTTCAGGCTCAAGAGAGCTCCATTGTAAATAGTGTTGCAAGCAAGCTTTATCAGGCTGATGCTTCTGGATCTAAGATCATACACACTACAACTATCCGCACCCCCACCATTGCTGCATATTCCGGAACTCTATCCTATGAAGCACTCACAGATGATGATGTTGAAATTGCTCTAGATAAAAAGTTTTCATTTGCTTTCAAAGTAGATGATATTGATGTTGCTCAGTCTCAGGCTGACATGAAAAATCCAGCTATTAAACAAGCGGGTTTAGCTCTTGCTCTCAAAGCAGACAATGAAATGTTTAAGTTGTATGCATCAGCTGGTCATCAGATTAATGATGGAGCTGGGACTCCTGGTGCTTTGGCAATCAACTCTGCTAATGTTGAATCTATGCTTTTAGATGTTAAACAATGGTTCGACGAGCACAATGTAATGGGAACCAAAGCATTGGTTATAAGCCCAGCTCTAGATAATAAGATTACATTAGCTTCTCTCAAAAGAGAAGGTGCACTCAGTGATTCAGTATTCCAGAATGGATACAGTGGAAAGCTTTTTGGCATGGACGTTTATGTTTCTAATCAGCTTCCTGCTGGTCACGCTCTTGCTTTCTCTGACAGAGCACTTCCATTTGCTAGCCAGATCAACAAGGTTGAAACTCTAAGACTTCAGGATTCATTTGCTGATGCTATCAGAGGTCTTTATACCTTCGGTGGAGCAGTTAAATGGGCTGATGAATTCGTGGATATCTGGTATTCAATAACAACTGAAAGTTGATATATGGTATGCATAATTCATAATATCCGAGGAGGATATTATGAGTAGAGTGGTTACAGATGAAACTAGGAAAAGATTATCTGAAAAGATGAAAGAGATTAGAAGTAAGAAAAAGTGGAGCACAAAATCACGACTAGATAGAAGATTTTGGAATGGAGAGTGGGTAGATAAAACCGATATACCTGAGGGTACTAAAAAAATACGTCAGGGTAGATATTGGATCTATATTAATAATGATTGGGTATCAGAGCATCGATGGGCATGGGAACAGCAAAATGGTCTTATTCCGGAAGGTTCAGATATTCATCATTTGGATAAGAATCCACTCAATAATTCTATAGACAATCTAGTGTGCTTGACTGCTAGTGATCATTCGCAACTTCATTCACATGAGAGAGTTCGAACAGATGAGTGGAAAGAAAAGATTAGTGCTGCGCTTAAAGGTAGAATGTTTTCAAAAAAAAAAAAAAAGGCAGTGAGAGAGGGTATTA